CTATAGAGCGATAGGTTTTAAATTTATATAATTTTTGTTTCCATACAAATGAATTTTTATTTATGTCTATAAGATGTTGGCATTGATTAAAAAATTCCAATTCAAAAACCGGATTTTTAAGTGATAGGAGAGTCTCCCGTTGCTCGGAAGTTAGACCTCTATCCTTAGTTAATGCAGCTATTGCATATTCGTAAGAAATTATCTTAAATTTTTCATCACCGAATCTAGTATAGCAATCATTGGCGAAATCACTTATTTTCTTCCTATAGTCAAACGTTTTATCGTTAATTGTTTTTCTGTTAACCCATAATGCTATAAGGGAGATGATTACTGTTATTAAAGGCAATATATTTTTAAAAAAATAATCTGGTATATTATACATTGTTATTCCTGACCGTATGCGTTAATTATTGAATATAAAGGATTCTTAGTCACAGCATCCTCAAGATGATCAGGCGCAAAGTGCGCATAAACCATCGTCATTTTGATATCTGAATGCCCAAGAATATTTCTTAAAACTAAAATATTTCCGCCGTTCATCATAAAGTGACTGGCAAATGAGTGGCGTAGGACGTGCGTACATTGACCCTCTGGTAATTCTATACCAGCGCGCTTTAATGCGCGTTCAAACGCTTTTCGGCAGGGCTTGAACAATCGGCCTCTATTCTTAGGTAGTTGGTCATAAAGGGCAGGGGAGATAGGCACTGTCCTATTCTTTTTACCTTTCGTTTTGGTATAGGTGATCCGGTACTTTGATATTTGGTGCCCTTGTAAGCTTTCCGCCTCGTTCCATCTTGCCCCGGTTGCTAAGCAGATCTTAGTAACATGAATTAGATCGGGGTTAAGGGATTGATTACAGGCATCGAGTAAGCGTTTAATTTCGTTTGTAGCCAAAAAGCTCAGTTCACTTTCTGCAATTCTAAATGTCGGCAGTCCAGCTAAGGGATTGACGCCAGACCAATGACCGAGTTTTTTAAGTGTCCCAAAAACCGCAGAAAGGTTGCTTTGTTCAAGGTTAACTGTTCTGGGTTTAACCGCGGGTAACAAGCATCCTTCGCTGTCTTTCACCGTACCGTTTAAGCGGGCCTCGCGATATTTGGCGAAATCTGCTGGTTGAAAAGAAGTCGCTACCGGATCACCCACAGCATCACAGATCACTTTTAATTTATTCATCAATTTGTGAGGTTGGCTCAATGTTTGACCATGTAGTGCATACCATTGAGCGACGAGATCTGAAAGATGTCTTTTGTCCTCTTTCTCACCGAGCCAAGGCTTTTTATTTACTTCTTCCATAGTGAAGTTTTCAAAGGCAATTGCTTCGCCCTTAGTAACGAATTGCTTGCGAACTCGTTTACCTTCTCTTCCATTTGGATAGCATTCGCACAACCATTTTCCGTTAGGCTGTTTTCTTACTGTCATTTTAAATACTCTTGAATACTTTTGTTGCACGCCCCTCGACATTGATATCGTCAATTGCGCACTCAAATGAACTATCGTTGTGTTGCACCATTAGCCTATTTTTAGGGAGGCGGGTGAGGTTAGCGATACTTTTTGTACCGTCGATATCTACTAAGTAATATCCATTTGAAAGTGTTCCTATTGCTTGATCAACAAGGTAAGACTCATTTTGAGTATGGATAAGTATTGCTTTAGTTGAACTTGGAGAGATGAGACTTTCATCGATGACGGCAAGCCCTTCGCTAATTAATTGGCCGTTATGTAATCGTAATTTCTCAAGTCGAGTAATTTTAGAAGAGATGGTTTGTTTTTCAGTACTTTTAATGGTAGTTATTTGGTTATGATGTGGTGAAATTTGTATCTCAGGGGTACCTTGCCCTGTCGCTAGCCATAGTAATGATGCATTAGTTTCCAATGCACATTGTATGACCCATTCAGCTGGAAAGCTGTCCCTTAAGTACCTGTTTGCCATGGTGCTTTTATTTACACCCAAATGATCGCACAACTGCTGTCTCGATTTGAAACTGTAGGCAGCTATCAACCTATGGATAGTATCTCGCCCACCTGTATTTTCACCAGCCTTAATCTGTATCATTAATCAAACCCTATTGACGTTTTGATAAAGTGATCATAACATCGCTCTATGGTTCACTTTATGAGAACCTATCGAAATTAGTTAAATCACCATAAAACAAAGATAAACAGGGAGATAGTGCATCATGAACACAAATATATCAATTCATGTACCTAAAGAGATCGCGACAACAGCGGAGTTTGCTGAATGGGAAGGGTTGTCACGTGGCTCGGTTTACCAGCGCGTTCATAATGGAAGGCTGGCTAAGTACATGAAACCAAAGAAAAACAAAAAAGAAGCAACGGTTATTTACTATCTGAAATTTAAACATGACCAGATTTGTGAATCACTAGGGCATTCCAATTTTCAAATCATTGTCGGCGAATAACTCCTTTTAAGGAGCATCTTTGTGAACTTATCTCAAACAGGAATGCACTTAACAATGATCTCATTCGCAGCTAGGTTAAAGAATAAAAGCCCTTCAATGTCTTATGGGCACGGTTGGATTGTGGGAGTTGATGGACAGCGCTATCACCCTAGCCACTCTCAGTCTGAATTATTACAAGCATTAACCACACGCAAGAAGGTGAACACATGGCAATTGAAGGCGCTAATACTGTGCAACTTAGTGCGGGTCAACGTGTCTCGGCACTAAATCACCTTGCCGCTATTCGTGGGCAGTTTTGGGGTGATTGCTGGAAAGAGGTTGAACGGTTTATTGATGATATGCGCGACCCGCGTGATGCAAATAGCGAGGAAAATATTCGTGCCCTGTCAGCAATCTTTTATTTAGCAAAGATACCAACTAATAAGCACCACTTATCGCTGAGTGAATTGACGACTGACGAAAGGACAGCGCTAGTTTCAGCGATGAATCAACTAAAAGCAGTCGTGAGTTTATTCCCCAAGCGAATAGCCTTACCCAACTAAATAAAACCGTTAATTAAATGGCGTCAACTCGCCGGGCATTCTTTTGCCTAAATTCAGGAGTTAGAACGATGCGAAATATCCAAAAACATCAAATTAAAGCAGAAAACGACGCGTTAGTTGCTCTGCTGGCAAAGGCTAAATACGAAGAGCGCAAAGACCGCGCATTAATGGCCTCCGTTCGTTTAGATAAGTTAGCCGCCCACATCGCCAGCAATGAGTTAACAGGCATTGAAGCTGCCGAGCTACTGCGCCAAGAGGCTGCACGTTATGAGCACGAATCGCAGGAGTTTCACTAATGGCCGACGCAATGGATTTAGTGCAAGAACGCTCCGAAGAAATGCGCCAGCGTAATTTAGCTAACGTGCTTAACAAGCAAAAACTGCCTTCACGCAGCTTCTGTGTTGATTGTGACATGCCTATCCCAGAGCTACGCCGCCGTACATTGATTGGAGTAGAGCGCTGCGTGCATTGTCAGCAAATCACCGAAGCCAAAGGCAAGCACATCAGAGGAAAGGGATGAACACTATTTTAAAATGGGCGGGCAATAAGTCCGCCGTCATGCTGGAACTAGCAAAGCACCTTCCTCATGGCTCGCGATTAGTAGAACCTTTCGCGGGTTCTTGTGCTGTGATGATGGCAACGGATTATCCCGAATACCTGATCGCAGACGTAAATCCAGATTTAATTAATCTCTATCAAAAGATAGTCGCTAACCCGTACCAATTTTTAGACCGCGCACATTATTTATTCAATACGTGCAATAGCGAGCATGGTTATTACGATAGTCGTGATACTTTCAATCATGATAAAGACTCTGAATGGCGCGCAGAGCTATTCCTTTTTCTTAATCGTCACGGCTACCGCGGCCTTTGTCGCTACAACCAAAAAGGGCAATTTAATGTTCCTTACGGAAATTATAAAAAGCCCTACTTTCCTGAGCGTGAAATTTTAGCTTTTGCCGAGAAAGCGAAGCGAGCAACTTTTCTTTGTGCTGGCTATCAAGATACCTTGAAACAGCTTAAAGCGGGCGATGTCGTGTATTGCGATCCACCGTATGACGATACCTTTGCGGGTTATCACGCAAGCGGATTTAATAAGACTGTCCAGCAGCGATTAGCAAGTAATCTAATCGCCGTATCCTCGCAGTTTCCTGTAATCGCATCAAATAGTGATACCCCCTATATCCGTGAAATCTACCAAGGGTTTGATGTCAGAGGACTAATAACAAAACGCAGCATCGGCGTTTCAGCAGGAGAGAGTAAGCAAGCCAATGAACTGATCTTATCCAAGAGGCCTTCAATTTCCTTTTCGGCAAGGGATTACGCTAACGGCCTTGACCGTTCTATTGTGTCACGGGTAGTTCAATGACTTCACCATACGCCTACCCGTGGAATGCTCCACGGGAAGCTATCGCCAGCCCTTATCCTACTTATGAAGAAATCTATCGCCGTGATCAATTGATTGCGGCGTTGCTACAAGCGCAAGAAATTCTTGATAAGCAACCCGCGGTTATTAAATACGACGTAAGGCGTCGGATGGCGGAGTTAGAAAAACAGCAAGGCATTGCCCGTGCCAATGCGTACTTAACAAAAACATTTGTTGAGCGCACATTGCCACGGGTTAAGCAGGTACATGATCAGTATCAACTCACCCAAGTAGAGGCTAAAACCTTACATCTATTAGCTGATAACGCGGCAGACAAACAAGGCTCGGCACGGGTAAGCGGCACGTTATGGGAGTTAGTTAAACGTTTCAATCGACTGCCAGATATGGCGAGGGCGGATATTGATTTGCTGTCTGGCGATATTGCAAATTTCATCATGGCTGAACTAGTTCAAGTCCATGAACAAGCCAGCGCAGAATCTGACTATCAATATACCCATCGGCTCTATATGACAGCCGCATCGATTACTCAGGCATTTAATCAATTACCGCCTTTGTGGGAGAAAGTCACCTCGCGCTTGTTTGATCCTGAAGAGGTTACGCCCGCCATCCTGCGAATGAAAACGGACAGATGGTGGAAAACCAAATTACGCCGTATCGCGAGTGATTGGCGAGAGCATTTGCATATAGCTCTCGCCAATGTCAGCAAGAAGCATTCCCCCTATGCCAGTAAAACCGCTATTTCTGAATGGAGAGAGCAAAAGCGCCGCACGCGTGAATTTCTTAAGGCGATGGAGCTGCAAGATGATGAGGGTAATCGCATTAATCTGCTTGATAAATACGACGGCTCAGTGGCTAACCCTGCGATACGTCGTTGTGAGCTAATGGCGCGCATCCGTGGCTTTGAGGATGTCTGTAATCAACTCGGCTTTATCGGTGAGTTTTATACTATTACTGCACCGGCCAAGTATCATGCCACCGTTAAAACTGGACATCGTAACCGCAAATGGAACGGTGCCAGCCCTTCAGAAACTCAAAGTTATCTTTGCAGTGTGTGGCAGCGCATCCGAGCCAAACTGCATCGCGAAGAACTGCGGATCTTTGGTATTCGTGTCGCCGAACCGCATCACGATGGGACTCCACACTGGCACATGTTGATGTTTATGCGCCCAGAGGATGTAGAGAGAGTGCGTAAAATCATACGTGATTACGCTTATCAAGAAGATGCTTTCGAATTGAAATCGGATAAGGCCCGTAAAGCGCGTTTTCATGCAGAGGCCATCGATCCAGAAAAAGGTAGTGCGACCGGGTATGTGGCGAAATATATCTCAAAGAATATTGATGGCTATGCGCTGGATGGCGAGCTGGATGATGAAAGCGGAAAAGAGTTAAAAGAAACCGCACCCGCCGTGTCAGCATGGGCGGCTCGTTGGCATATTAGACAGTTTCAGTTCGTCGGTGGCGCACCCGTTACGGTTTATCGTGAATTACGACGTATGGCCGACAAAGAACTCGCGCGCGGATTAAGCGTAGAGTTTGCCGCAGTGCATGATGCTGCGGACGATGGCCAATGGGCTGATTATGTCAACGCTCAGGGTGGCCCTTTTGTTAAGCGCGACGAGTTGGCCGTTAGAACATGGTACGAGGCTAACGATGAGTTGAATCAATACGGTGAGGAGACAGTATGCGTTAAAGGCGTTTATGCCACAGAGGTTGGGGCAGATACCCCGATTATCACTCGGTTGATTAATTGGAAGATTGTCCCTAAACGTGCCGTTGAATTGGCCGTTGACCCTAGGGACGCGAACGCGTCCCCTTGGAGTTCTGTCAATAACTGTACGGGGGTTTCGAGATCGTCAGATTCGAGTCCACCGGGAAGTGACCAGAAAATAGATTTTAATGGTATGACCAAGAAGGAAAAACGACGGATATTTAATCGGATTAAGTCAGATAGGGTTAAAAAGCCAACGATAAAAATACAGTGGCCAGTTAAGGTCGAAGTAGCCTGTGAAAAAGTCGCTGCTCAGGTCAAGGATTTGAGTGGGCGATACATAACGCATGGCGAAGCACTGTGCCTCGTTAAAGGGGCGCAGCTAAAAATCGAGGGTAAATTGTACCGTTGCCTCGCTACTGGCGACCTAGCTCGTCCTTATCTTAAAAAGAAAGGTATAGATTTCGCCGAGAAAATGAAATCTATCGCTAAACAGATAAAAAATAATAAGTTGAGCGTAATCAAATAAGTTGCATAAAAAACACTTTCGTAACATAAAAAATATATGTACTGTATATATAAACAGTGGTTATGATGTAAAGGGAGTAGCAATGCACGATTACTTTATGGAGTCCGTTAAGCTCCAGCGCATAGATTTTTTTCTCAGATTGGTAGCCGATAGCGAGTGCAGTGATGAGGAGAAAATCTTAGCCATTCAGTGGATGTCAGAACTGTGTAGTGATCTCGTCATTAAGCTGGAAAAACATGAAAAACGCCTTGCTGGGCAAGATGCTGTAAATTGAGAGGTAAGTTATGCGTATTGAGATCGTGATCAACAAAGAGAGAAAAATTGCTCAACCCGTTTTAGAGGCCCTTGAGTCAGAAATTTATAAAAACCCCCTAACCTTTATCCTAAAACAGCGGTCAGAATTCGTAAGGGTAGCGCCGATGGGATAGACATTAGCGAGCTAAAATGCGACGGCGAGAAAAAAGGTTATGGAAATTGTGCAACAAATTTGGGAAGACGATAGCTGGTCTTGCTAATACCAGAAGTTAAGAGTTTAAAAGCCCTATGTATTAATTAAAATTTTTTAAATGTATAGAAATTGAGCTATCATCAAAATTAAGGT